GGATGTAATAGCGTCTACCGTGCCACCGTCAATATCTGGTGTATTTATATCTGCGGTATTTAATACGGCAGAAGTTAAAGTTTTGTTAGTTAAAGTGTCTGTTGTAGCCTTACCAACGAGAGTGTCAGTGGCATCGGGTAAGGTTATAGTGCGATCAGCAGTAGGATCGCCAGGGGTCAATGTTAGTTCAAATGCGTCAGCTGTTGAACCTTCAAAGATTAAATTTGTTGTGATAGTTGAATTTATCGCAAGGGTGTCTGTTGCAGCATCGCCTATCGTAGTGTTGCCAGTAGCCGTAAAAGAATCCGCAGTGATGGTTCCTGTAGCGACTATGTTGCGAAATCCACTTATATCCTTATTGGAGTCAACGACAACTCCTTTACTAGCAGTAACGGTTCCAGCAGTAACGTCAGTTGAATTGATTCGCGAAACCGCTGAATCTATAATGGGTCCGGTAAAATCCGATGTATAATTGGCCAATTGAAGGTCTCCTTTCTTAGCATTGCTTCAATAATGGCTTAATTAGACTACATTATATTTGTTGGCCTTGTGACATTTTTCTGCAATCGCTCTGTGCCTTGTTTTCTTTTCCAGGCCAACCATTACCCTTCAATTCAAATAAAGGTGCGCTCATGAGCCTTTTAACGTCCTTAGAACCGCAACTACAGGTTGGCATATCACCTTTCAAAAGCATAGCTTCAAAGATCTTGCTGCATTTGTTGCATTTATAATCGTGTGTTATGTACATATGTTATCCCAAGTGGGGGCAAATAAATGCCCCCACAAGATGGTTAGGTTATTACGGGTTTCTGAATTCGTGTATACGACCTTCAAAAACTGTAACTGCTCCATATAGCATATCAGTAACGACTTTTGTCATTTGTTGTACCAAGTTTTTTATCTTGGATCTCAAACTTTCGTCTGAGTATCGGCGTACCTTTTCATCATTATTTAAGATGATGCGAACTCTTGGATCGATTATATTCTGCTTCGCAGTTTCACGATCTACGCTCTGCCCTTGACTTAAATTTTGCTTCAAGCCTTCAGTTCGGGTTAGCATGGCTAATGCTTTAGCCTTCCCGCTTAATTTCGCATTCATAATCCCCATAATCACTTATGCGGACGGCATCTCCATACCTAAAAAGTCGACGCTATATTCGGCTTGCACTCTCGGATCAAGCTGTCGTGCTACACTTACCGAGCTAGGATGTAGGATATATC